CCGTATTCCATGATAACTTCTTCAAACTTGTCCCCCTCCAAAGCCTCATAGACTTGTTCTAGAACAGTCTCAGGAACTTCATTGGTATCAAGAACAAACAGTGGATGTCCCTCATGGAACTGCCACCAGTCGCCATTGATGTTTGAAATAAAGATTGCCATTATACTTTCTCCCACTTTAGTGAATCAACATACTCTATGTATGCTGTGTGTTCCATAAACTCTACCCCACATTTTAGCAGGTATACCTGTGTTGTGTCAATACTTCCGCTAATGTAGTCCCAGTCATCTGAAAACTCTTCTACTTCCTCTATGCTGTCATACAGGCTATAGAGGTGACTAACCATAAAATCTGTTAGTTGGTTTAGTTTAGTAAAATCATTTGTCTTAGTCACTTTAGCAGACCATACCCTATTCTGTCTCTTGATTATCAATATGAGCTACTTCCCAAAATCCGTCTGGCAAATGTGCGTGTATCTCTTGTCCAATATCCATAGCTTCAGGCGAACTATCTGCCTCAACATCATACTGAGCTGTATAAGTAACAATAAACTTTTTCTTAGGATTATTCACAATCAACCAATCTTTCTAATTCCTCATCAGGTATAGTATCTAGTGTAGCAAGGGCATCTGACAATATAGCAGCCATCTGCTGTTTGAACTCATCGTCCCCTGCATTAGAAATAAACTTAGTCCATGTACTAATTGTGCTACTCATTATGCTACTCTCTCTAGGGTGAATGGGTCTAACTCTTGGTTGAAATACATATACTGACACTCAACACAGAAACCTAATTCTTCGTGCCAAATATCTTCCTCAACATATTCTCCACAATGTCCAAATCTATTACAGGGTAGATAACCATTAGACTCATACTCTTGGTTACCCTCACAGATACGGCAGAATGGGTTACAGTCAAAATTGCCATCATGGGCAGGGCATACTTTCATCATAGGAACAATTATAGTAGTAGGGTCAGACATTTTCTTCTTCGTCATCATCTTCCTCATCTTCCTCTACTTCTTCAACATCAATGGAATAAATACCGTCATAAGTTATGTCGTTGTCCATTGTGTCACCCCAGCTTGTCCAAGCAAGTTTCTCTGCTTCGTCTTCGCTATCAGCTTCAAGGTATCCAGCAAAATCAACACGCATTGTTACATAGTATTTGGGCATAATCTACTTTCTTTAGGTTGTAATTATTATAGGGTAGGGGTCAGACATTTTCAATAATTCGGGCGATTTTGTTATAGGTTCGTAATTGTATTTTTTTGTTTAACAATATGATTATTGATGCCGCAGCCGATTTCGATCCGCTTGTCAAGTATGAATGGAGGGCAGTTTATACTCATGCCCAGGAGTTTTGTTTTAGCTGTTAGCCAAAACTAGGTTCATCAACCTATTCTTTTCAGCAGTTGTTACAGGGTCAAAACCTGAAGCAGCAGCTAGGATACTTTCGTTAGAACCACCTCTGGCAGTTCGATACCAGTCTAGTCTTTCTGTTAGAGCATTGAAAGCACCCCAAGCAGTTCCAGCAATCATAGAGTTAGTGTCACCAACATAGATAGACTGAAGAATGTCTGTTTTGTTTTCCCACTTTTTGACAGCACCCTTAGTGTCTTTGTCTGGCTTTGGATACGCTAGCTCAACAATCTTGTCAAACTGAGCTTTGGTAATTTCTGTTTCAATCATCTTGCTAGCTAGCTTGTCAAACTCATCAAGATACTGGTTAGCAAGACCAAGAGCCTCACGAGCCTGAGCAACCTTACCTGAAGCTGTAGCAGTGTGTCTGATTTTGAATGTTTGCTTTACGCCTCTGTTAACCTTGCCAAGAGCTAGGTTTAGAGTGTTAGCACATACAACACGAACAGGTGTGATACTAGCCTGAATTGCTACTGAACCGTCATGACTTGTGTTGATTAGCAAATAAGACTTTACAACATCAGACACGCCGTTAGGGTCAAGCACAACATCACGCTCAAGAGCAAGAGAACCAAAAACCTGTCTGCCGTTCTTGATAGAACCAGCAGTCTCCCAGCGTCCCCCGTCAAGCAGGGCATCACCAAAATCAAAAAGGTCTTCGTTCTGCAAAACATTGTAACGCTCACCAACAACACCAAGAACATCATTCTGTTCTGAGTTGAATGGGTTAGTTCTAGTTACAAAGAAATAGTTCTTGTCACTAGAGAAACCATTAGGGATAGATACATCTTCCAAGCGGACATCCCAACGGTCTAGGTGAGCAAGTGCCAACATCTCGCTTGTTGTTACTTCCTCATTGAACACAGTTCCAAGCTGGTGCCAAGCTGGCTCCCTGAAGGAAGCAAAAGCGGTTTCGCCTGTTGCTGATTGTTCTAGTAAATGGGCCATAGTTTCCTACTTTCTTATTGTTTGATGAGTCTATTTTACATTGGGGGTCTGACATTGTCAAGAATCTGGGGCAAATTTATTTGTCTTCGTAAATGAATTATTATAACAATTCGGTAACGGGCCGCAGCCCAAGATCCAGGCATAAGAAATCCCCCTGCTACTTACCACAATGGAATTCACAGGGGGCGAGCAGTTTATACACTTGCTCAGGTGTTCCCCTAAAGTTTAGAGGAGTTCCATTACGGAGTTGTAAGTGGAAGCATTTACTTCCTCTTGGTTTGTCATCTTGAGAACCTTGAGGTTTTTCTTGAGCAAGTCCAACTTGGTAGTGTAGTCACGCCCATAGTAAGACTGCTGGTTTGGTCTGCTTGGCTCTTCTGGCTTCTTTGGGAAACCTAGTGCCTCAGCATCAAACTCAACGCTAACGCCATTCTGATAACGGCTGTATGAAACAGAAACTAGACTATTGCTTTCTGTTCCAATGTTGTCTGGGTTGTTTAGTGCCTTGATAGCGTGAGAGATTATGTCTCTCTGCCATTGTTTTAGGTCAGCCTCATACTGCTTACGCTTGTCAGCATACTGCTCAATGTCTGCCTCTAGTTTAGCAATCTGAGTTTCTACCTCAGCAATTAGTGAAGCGGTTGGGATTTTTACTGCTAGTGATTTTGCCATTTTCTACTTTCTATTTGGGGTTGTTATTATTATACATAGGGGGTGAGACATTTTAGGTAAGAACTAGGGGAAAGCGTTCTGTTCGGTTATCTCTACTAAAGGCTTTCATTATGGATAACAAACCTAGTTCTTATTGAGGGGGTAGTGAAAGGATAATAACCCTACCCCCTCAAACTAGATTACTTGATAGTAGTCCAGCGTGGGTTGCCATTTACATCAAGACGGACACGGAACGAGCCACTTGGGTTAGCCACAACTTCCTGAACAACGCCAGTTACGCCAGACTTAGCGGTGGTGAATTGTGAGCCAACAATCGGTGCTGATACAGCCATTTTGCTTCCTTACACCTAACAGAGTTAGGATTTATTTAGTTTATGTTTGTAGTCATCTTTGCTACCCCTAAATTATACAGCAGGGGACAGACATTATCAAGTGCCACGCCAAAGATTTTTTATACAAATTTTTGGGGGATTTTTTGTAGGTTTCGTAAATTGACAAATAGACCAAAGGCGGGCCGCAGCACAAAACCACCAGGATGTCAAGTCCTGGTGGCTCTGTTTTTTTATTTTACACTAACGCTTCTTGTTTGAACTTTGCGTGATAGTCCTCTACCTTCATTGCTTTGACTTCATCAAAGGTTAGTGTTACAACAAATTCCCATTCACCAGTCTTGGAGTCTCTTCCCCACTTGCTAGTGAATGTTTGCTTATCTAAATCAACAACATAAACAGCCTCACAGAATAAAGCGTCACTCTCAAACTCTTTATCAAGACTGATAGGAATTTTTGGTGATTTGTCATAGTTAGCAATTACTCTGATAATTTCAGCACAGGTATTGCGTGTTAGTGTTGGCAATGCCTCTTCTAGCTTATCACCACTACCTATGGTCATAAATCCTGGACTAGAGCCATCCATAAATGGAGCAAACAAAGCCTCTAGCTCAGTTTCTGTGGGGTAGTAAATTCTTGGAATGTTGTTTATAAACTTCTCTATAGTTCCATCTTCTTGCAGGGTATAAAACATAGTTGTTCCCTGCCCCTCTGGATAACCATCCCATTGTCCATACTGGCTAACAATTGTTTCGCCCTCATAGATTACATTGGTCAGATTACGTGTTCCCATTAGTTACCTTTCGTTTTGTTAGTATTACTATACAGGATGGGTCAGACATTTTGGGGGCGTGTCGTAAACAATCGTAAACCGTTACGGATCTGTTACATTTGGCTGCGGTCGGAGGTGGCCAGTTTAACGTCATGGCCAGGACGTGGGACCTAAGAAAGGAATAAGAAGGTCCCTATATTACATGCCCCTATGCATGCAAGTTTATTTTTTACTAGCACTAAACAAAATGTCATTACGTGCAAACACACACTGCCCACAGGTTACACAGGCAGAACCTTTTTCACTAATCAGTGGAAGTTTCTTTGCGTTTTCAGGGCAGGGAATAGCAGACTTAGGCGTGATAGTCAACATCCGCTCTTTACCCATTGCAAAATTGTTAGCAAGATAAGCTAGCTTGACACCGTTAGTTTCTTTGAGTTGACTTGCCAGCTGCCAGTTGTCATCATCCGTTGAAAAGTACAGTGATAGATTCTCAATACCCGTTAGAATTGGCACTGCAAAATCAGACCTAGTGTATACCCAGAACTGAATTGCAGGGAATGCAAGAATTACATTTTTCCAGGCGTGAGTATAAGTTTCATTGAAAAAGTCACCGTCCCAGTGAATACGAAACAGTTTCTCTGCATTACGCTTGACACAGTCTTTGTCAAACTCGTCAACCATTTCATAGAGTAAAGCTTCCATTTCCAGTTGGTCCGCATTGCGTAGCAGGTCCCAATTGTTTAGAAGAACATCCTTTACGCCTTTGTAGATTTTCTCAAGCTTGCCCGCATAGCAGACTTTCTCGCATACGCTTGTTGCTCCAGGGCAGGAATAACTCTTCCCAGAAGGAAGGCCAAAAGTGTTCGAGATAGTTGCTGTTTTACCGTTGGGCGATACTGCATTAGTTACCTTTCTGTCTTTGCTTCGAATTAGGGGCATTGCTTTCCTTTCAACTGAATCTATTATAATCTAGGCCTAGGACATTTTGGGGGAAATCTTAAACTCTTCGTAAATTGTTACCATCCTGTTACGATCTGGCCGCAGCCCGTTTAGAACGGGACAGCAAACAATTCTTCTTCACCAATCAAAACTTCATAGCAAGTTTCACACTCAACAAAATACTCAGGCTCAACAATTCCGTCTGTGTATTTAGCAATTACTATGTCGTGTCCAAAATGTTCAGCAAACTTATTCATCATAGCTAATCCAAGGGTCTAGGTGGTGTTGATTTGAAATGTCCCAAGCAGGAGCAGTTGTTTGTCCTTTATAGGTTACCCCTTCAGGTAGCTCAATCTCACGATAGTAGTCACCTTCATTCATAGCGTCAATAGCTTCCATACATACTCTAACCATAGACTTAGGAACAGGGGGGTAGTGATTAGATAGCAAGTGCCAAGTCAAGCCTGTTTCCAAATCACCTTCAGCAAACTCTAATGCTTGTAAGTGTCCCATTACTTTACCTTTCTTGTTGAGGGGTGTCCAACTCTAATAGCATAGCACCTAGCACAGACATTTATGGTCTGAAACGCCAATAGGTGTCTAGTTAGTTTATTACAATCAAAGCAGTTGTATTTACTCATTACCCTTGCTTTCTTTGATAGCCTTAGCCTTGTTAGACTGACGGCTGCCTTTGTATTTTTGAGGGGTAGAAACTAGGTGAGGCGACTTCAGCAGGTCACGGAACAATACTCTACTTTCAGCCCTGCGTCTGGCTTCGTTCGCTTTTCCTAGTTTCATAAGATGATTATACATCTTGCGTCTGACATTTTGGGAAAATTTCTGGGCGTGTCATAATTCGCTTCGTAAATGATTGGATCCTGGGGCCGCTGCCAGCTGCGGCCCGCCGTTCGTTAGAACGGGGTCTTGTGAAAATTTTTCTTGTAGTATCTGCTTGTCAAAAAAATTGTTAGTGAAACTAAAATTACATCAACTAACAAATTGAACCCGTTGTAAAAAATCATTCTCACTCGCTTTCTGGTGTTGTGAATAGTGTAGCAACATCTTCTGACAACATCAAGTCAATTTTGAAAATTAGTTCTTCAAGTTCTGCTACTGATAGTTTGCTCACTTTACTAACCCCAATCTGATTTGCTCAATACCATACTTTAGCACAGCGTATTCCATTTCTGTTAGGACACGCCCTAGAGTTGTTTCAGCATTAGCAACAATTTTTTCTAGTGTCTCATTTGCTACTATTCTTGTTTGTTCCATTTTTTATCCTTTCGATTATTTAGATACTAACATAGGGGTAAGACATTTTAGAGCAGGTGGTAGTTTGGCTGGCGGTATTCCTCTGGAAAATCCTCACCAAGATAACCCTCTGCATCTTTTAGTGGCATTAGACCTTTATAGTCATCACACTCATAGCATACATAGTCATTGACTAGTGTCATACAGAACACACAGATTTTTTCTTCCATTTTATTTCCCTTCGTTTGATAGTTTTACATTAGCATACAGGACTGACATTTTACCTGCCAAAATCCTTGATTTGAGGAAACTTAGCAAGTCTTTCCTCACCAAGAGGAAACCCTGCCTTATCCCAAGCCCAAGCGATTTGGGTGGCGGTATCAAGACTAAGAGCCTCAACATCAACCCAAGCATACTCTGTGAAATACAACCATACTTTGTGAACCTTCATTTATTTATCCTTTCTAACTATGATTACACTAACATAGGGGTCTGACATTTTGCAAGCGACACGCCGTCTTTGTTATCATTTTGTTATAATTTCTGGGGATACTACATCTTGTGTCTTAAGATCCGATTTGACCACTACATCTAGGGGCGGGCCGCAGCCGCCCCTGGGGTGGTATGCCAGGTAGGCAGGGCTACCAGGTAGGTAGGGCTATCTAGCAGTCACCCCTGGCGACACGCCACCACCCTCCACAAAAATGTCTGATGTCTATGCTAGATTTCTGGTGTTCGAGAAAGGAACCCTATGTCCACCACCACCCCCGCCCCTGCTTTTGTCACCATTGTTGTCCCAGTTGCCTGTGACCCACACTATGTTGTTGCCCTCTATGATGACAATGACCTACTTACGTCACTTTTCTGTGAGGATTGCAATGTTGAATATTTCCCAGAATAATCTGGGGGATTTTTTAATCTCTTCGTAAATTGGTGGCCCTCCCCACCCCCCCCTGGGGCCGCAGCACGGGGATCCGACAAAGTCAAATCCGACACGCCGTTATCTGATAACGATTAGATAACTAAGAAACCAACCTATTGCAAAAAGCAGGGTATCAATTATTTGTTGTTGTTGTACCAATGCACACTCTCCACTTTATAACCAAATTTTTCTAATCTAATTATGTATTTACCTACCTGTTTATCAGGAACATAGTTTCCAATATAGGTATCATAGTCTTTTCTCTCAACGGCTACCCAACACATTCTCCAATTCATGCTACAGTTCCAACCTCAACAACATCACCATTATCTAGCGTTGCTCTAAAGCCCTTGATTTCCTTCTTCCAGAACTCAGTAGTGTAGTAGCCAATTACCTCAGCTGTTTGGTCTGGGTGAAATAGTGGGTTGATTACATGTCCGTCATTTAGAAATACCATTACGCTCATTTGTTTATCCTTTTCTTTAGTTAGTTATACATTAGCATTGGGGTCTGACATTATTGGGATACACGCCGTAAATTCTTATTGTAGATAATCACAATGTTTATTGAGGAAACCTACAAATCTGGGGGAATATATGTTGTATCGTAAATTATTTGCCCCACTATATGTTGGGCTGCGGCTGTGGGGTCTGACCTTATTGCCAGACCCCGCTAGAGGCTAGAACCTAACTGGTCTGCTAGCCTTAGCAAGAAACTTTCTCATTGAGAATACCTTTGCTACTACTGGGGTCTTTACTGTTTTGTTCATTTTTTATCCTTATCTTTTGATACTTATACATTATTAGGTAGGTAGGACATTGTCAAGCGACACGCCAAAGATTTTAGATAACATTTTTATAACGCAGGCCGTACGGGTGCTGGCAGTGTGCAGTCTAATTTCTTGCATTTTTTACAATAGATCCTGTATCGTACATCTTTACAAAATATTCAGATTTTTGATATTTTTGATTTTTTAGAAAATCCGCTGTGATAAAATTGGAGAATGGAAGACGGTAACCAAAAATACACAGAGCAAATTAAAATAGTTAAAAACTTTATAACCTCTGAAGAGGCAGATTTCTATTTGCAATATATAAACAATAATGATCATTTAATGAAAAGAAGCCGTCTATGTGGAGAAGCAAGCAAGGTATTAAAATTTGGAAAGCAAACTTATGAAAAATATACAACCAATAAAAATCTTTCAATTATTAGTGATATTGAGCCTATCGTAAGAAATAAAATTTTCCCCAAAGTGGAACAAACAATTAGGGCAATTTATGCAAACGAAAAAGATCTATTTTTATCTGATATATATTTTGCAAAACAGTCTAGTGGTGGGTGGGTCCAGGAGCACTCTGATCAAGAAGGTGACGCTGCCTTACATGTAAAATATAGTGGCATTATTTATTTAAATGATGTGGAAAAAGGCGGGTCTTTGGTTTTTCCAAAATTAAATTATGAATATTCTCCAAAAGCTGGAGACTTAGTAACATTTCCATCTGCTGGAGATCAATATGTGCATTTTGTAACTACAGTATACGAAGATAGATATACTTTGCCTGTTTGGGTAACGGAAGATGAATTTTGGAAGCTATAATAAGCTATAATATTTATATGCGTATTATTCACAAAATGGCATGTGGCTGCAATAACAACTGCCCATGCAAGCTTCCTGAGCCTAAGTAGCCTTTCTCATTCTGATATAGGTAATAACAGAGTACTTGGTTCCTTCTTCAATCTTTGATATGCTATATTCATAGCCCTTTACTGAAGGCAAAATAACAACTTCATTTGCATTTGGCTTATAGGTCAAATTAAGCTCTGGGAACTCCAGGGCACCTCCTGAATAATCATCATTCAAAAAGTACATTATGGTAATAGCGTTTGTATCTTGATTACTACTTAATGGAAAAGATGTGCCTGTGCTATATTTCATAAGCCCTATTTGGTCATGAAGTTTTTGTGGCAATGCATTTGATTCAATATAGTCTTTTTCAACAAATCCCATAAATCCAGCAGTAACCAAAGCAATTCTTTCCTCAAATGTAACCGAAAAGTCGTTTGGATCCTTAAATTCTTGGGGGTATGGGAATGACATAGTCTGAACATAGCTTCCAGATATCATTTCCATATTCCACTCAGCCATTCCAGCATAAGTCATTTGCTCAACGTAAGGAATTAGTTGTTCGTATCCTGGTATAACATTCTTATATACAACTATTCCAGGTGCTAGATCTTCTTTTTCAATTGTTGGTGTATATGCCTGCTCTGTATTACTCATTTCTTTTCCTTCCAAATTTTTGGCTTTTCTTATACGCTCTTTTGCAATCCTGACTTGATCTTCTGACACGTCATTATAAATAAAGTTTCTATTTAGGTTTATACAGGCGTGTGCCACCGATCCAGTACCACCCATTATATCAGCAACCGTGTCCCCTTCTTCGGAAAAGTGGCTAACTATAATATTACAAAAATCTAGTGGAGTTGAATCGCCTGTATGGCCCTCTATGTTAATTAATTCTGCATCTAGCTGCCAAGGAATATCAATTATCATTTTTTCAAGTTCTTTGAATTTTGGACTTCCTTTGCTAAAATGCAAAAAATATACTTGAGTTTTATTATGTTTGATTTTGCTACGCTCATTATTGTTTGGCATATTGCCGTATTCCCAAATAATTGGGTGATGTGGCAATAGACTGGTTTCTTTAATTACAGAACTTATAAAATAATACAGCAGTGGTTGTGAAAGTATTCCTATAAGAATAGAACCAGTGGGTTTTAAAGCATGCTCCATATGCTTCATAACCTTTACTAGGCGGTCAAGATACTCTTCCTGACTTCCATTAGCCATTTGTTGTTCATAATTTCCATATTCTCCAACAGGAGCCTCACGTCCACTATTTAGTGTGCCATAATACGGCGGTAGTGTAAAAAATAAATCCACAGACTCTTTTTCTAAAAAAATCTCTGTAGCATCCTTACAATAAAACACTTACCATTTTCCTATCGGGCACTGAGCTTGAACAAGTGTAGTCTTAAGCTTCATAAAACATCCACATTTCCTGCACTTAACAAGTCTTTTATTAAACCATGGGCATGTATTGCATATGGCTAGGCGGGATTCAATAAGTTCTTTATCAGACCTAGGCTGGTTTGGATCAAATAGATCAAAAAAGGTTACGTCTCCCATAGACAATATTATAGCATAGAGGGCTTATTGTCAATACCTGGCATATTAGGTATATTTGCACATATAGCACAGTGTTGAGTGCTTTTAGCACATGTTGTGGTTTGTTGTGCATGGTATCTCTATATACCGCCGAACTAAATGACTTCTCTATTTTTTAGCTTTTGTTCAAGCATTTTGGCGAGAGTGCTAAAATCCATTTTATCGCCTTGCTCCAAAACCAATTCTTTTGCAAATTCAGCCAAATCGTCTTGCAAAATTCGCATTCTATAATAAAACTTTTCTATATCCTTTTGCTCAATATGTGGGCCGTGGCATACCCAACTAGATACACAAAATGGACAAAGATAGTAATCTTCCGTCATTCAAAAATCACCTTATCTAGATGCTCCGTTGGAATTACATCAATAATTAAATGAATTCTATACTCTTCACTTTCATTTCTAACTCCATGATATTTTACATTATTAAGCTCATAGAGATGTCCTTTTTCTAAAAAGAACTTTTCATTATCTACAATAAAAAATGTTTTCAGATTTGTTTTTATTGGTACATGAAATCTTCTGGCAATATATAGCATGTCTCCACGATCTTTATGAATTCTAATCCTACTATTTGGCTTCATGCTAATTATTTCGGCATGAACAACTTTTCCGTTGACATAATCTTCTAACAAATCATATATTCTTTTAAGCTCTCTTTGCGATAAATCATTTAATTCATTTATACGTTTAGATTTTTGAACTTGGCCTGGCCTCCACGCATAGTCAAAAGCAATTAGCTCATACATAAAAGTATTTTCATGGGTTGTAAAAATTTCTTGCCTGGACGTATCAATTAGCCACTCATTATAAAATTTAAGAACTTCATTAGATATCGCATTGACATCCACATTAGCTATTTTTATAATCTTCCAATCATCTTCTTTAGACATTGGGTTCATTTAGCACCTCTTTATAAAAATCTAAGTCTATTTTGTTTGCCATACTTATTTCATCAAAATATTTTTCATATAATCCTTTGGTGTCAACAAATGATTGATTTACCCTATATTGATCAGTTGGCCCAGATTCTATTCCAAGCATACCATAAATGTTTTCATATATTTTTTCTGAATCATAAAAGAAAATGGATATGTTATTATTTTTTATCTGATTTATAGCATTTTTTACAGAAAGCTCTTCAACTTCTAAATACCATAAACTATTTGCCATATTCATAAGATCATTTATATTTTTGTTATATTTGTGAATATTTACAGATGCAGATAAAAATTTAATGTTAACATTTGTAACAGCAAACCTTAGATTGTCTTCATAAAGATATTGTTTTAAAAAATCTTCATTAAACTCATACTTTCCAGAAACTATTGATAAATACTTTATATAACTAAACGTAAGCTCATTTGGATTTCTTAATACTGTAAATGTTTTATCAACAAATTCACATGGGTTTAAACCATAATGACCACTTATAAAATTGGCTTTTTTAAAATCTTCATTGCTAATTGTTCTATAATGACCAACTACACTGTCTCCATTAAAATTTGGAAGTATGCGTTTTCTTATAAAACCACCACTAGTTCTTGGTATGTGAAGATGATAAATAGACATACTACATATTGTATCAAAATTAAAAAAAGACCATATAATAATCTTATTATGTCAATTGAATCATGGATCGGCATTATAGTCGGAATTTCAACAATAATTACCTCAACTGGTCTAGGAGTTCGCTGGCTCGTAAGGCATTATTTTGCAGAAATTAAAT